CTGGTATAGGCTCTGAAAGATAGTAAGTGGTATGATTTGTAGTATCTGAAACCTCACCTGATGTCCTTGGGTTTAGCACCCTTTTCTTTGAATCTAGCAAGTAGTTTTTATCGCTAATGTCAGATTCATGCATATTCTTTATTGCTTCTGCTTTAGCTGTGTTAACTTCTTTTGAAGCCTCGTCTATACTCTTGCTAGCTTCACTGGCGGTTTTTATCGCGCTGTTGGCTGTCTTTTGCACTTCTGCTTTAATATCATCAAAGTCTTTTATATACTTATCGTCGGCTTCATGTATTACGTCAGTAACCAAAGAACGTTTAATCTCGAACGTAAAATGCCCCTCGTCCGTGTGGCTACCGTCAGAAAATTCGAGATATACATAGCTGGTAACTTTGCCCTCATAGCCTAAGAGGTTATCGGGCAGTACGTATTTCGCCGCGCCTTGTATAGCACTTATCACCTCGATTTCGTCATCTCCGGGGATAAACTTTTTCCCGTTGTCGTCATCTAAAATCATGACCAAGTGGACGGTCGCCTTAGCTAAGTCGGTTGGCTGGCCGTCTTGCTCGCGGAACTGAAAGTATAAAGCAGCGGAATTTTTATCATAGCTGTAAAAGGTGTATCCTGTTTGCTTGACTTGGACACCTCTTGGACTCGTTTGAATTTCTATATTGCCTTTTTTTCGTATTGGCATATTATTAACTCCTTTTTTATCATTTTTGTTCATCATCGATAGCTCTTCTGTTCAAACCAAACGTCTTCTCCAGGAAAAACTATCCTAGATACTGACTTCATAAAATCACCCCCTTTCATTGTGTTTCCACAAGAAATGCACCAAAAAGGTCAAAACGTGTGCCTATCTTTCGAATTTACGATTTCTACATCGCCTTTTTTTCGTATTGGCACACTATCAACTCCTTTTTAATATAGTGGATAAGTGACGTTTCCAGCCGCCCAAGTTTCACGTTGTTCCCATCCATAAGATACACGTACATCGCTAGGATTATTAGAAGAATCGCCGATGCTACCGATAATATCAAAAGCAGCTTGACTTGTGATATCGTCCTTACGTTTAATTAAACAAACGGTCCAAATATGCCGGGTTGGTGTCGCCCAATCGGGAAGTCGCAAAAATACGTCATACCTAGTATTCGTTCCTTCCTTGATAACAAAAAATAACTGAGCTCTTCCTCCTGGCAATTCCTCCACAAATACTTCATGCATTCCGTAGTTGTTATTGATAATAAAGCCGTTTATAGGTTCTAATTTTTGATATCTTAGATCGCCTGATTTACTATCCGTAGTTATATAGTCAACGCCTTTATCAATTACTTCTTGAAAGCGATCGTCTGGTACTGTATAAACACAAACGGATAACCCATTATCATGTAATTTACGAACATTATCTGCCGTAACACTTTGATGACTATAACGAACACTCATGCCTACGTTTAAACCTAATGCTTTGATATCTTCAATATCTTTATCAGCAATGCTATTTGTTAAAAGTTGTAAAGGTACAAGTGGCAATCTTTTACGTACTTCCTGTAATGCTTCTAAACTATAAGAGATAATCATCACGCCTTGCAACATATTAAATTGCTTTAAGTTATCAACAAGGGTTTCGTAATTTGCATTTGTGTACGAACCCGCTTTAATTTCAATAACTGGAACAACGCCTCGGCGTTTACAAATTGATAAGTATTCGAGTAAAGTGGGCACTTGCTTTTGTACATCATTCAGAGAATTCAAATTCGTTCCTCGGTCAATTCGCAATTTCTTAATTTCATCTAATGTTTTACCAGCTATTGCGCCAGTTCCATTTGTCATACGGTCTACTGTATCATCATGCATGATGACCCAATGGCCATCTTTTGTTACGGAGATATCTGTTTCTATACCCCAGTGCCTCGTAACGGATTCAAAAGCCATAATTGAGTTTTCTGGAAAATCGTAATTGTTCCCTTTGTGTGCGATGTAGTGGACAGAAGCGCCATTCCCTTTAAAAGGTTGACTTTCCATCGCTGCCGCAGTAGTGGCTGGTGTCATATAAGTTTGGTTGTTTACACCAGTCGCAGCTTGCTCATTGTCTGCTTTATCTTTGCTTTTATGTACGCTGTTTTCTTCCGCGTCATCTAAGCGTTGTTTTAACGTTTTTGAAGTTTCTCCAGTAACGTTAGAATTTCTTGCATCAATTACTTCTTCATCGTTTGTACTGCCAGCAATTTGATTATCGAAACGCTGTTCAACGTTTCCTTGCCTCTTGCCAACATCTTGAGCAATATCTCTAGCTTGATTTGCTACAACAGAACTAATTTCTTCTGCTTGAGCCATAGATTCCCTTACATCTTTGCCATACTGCTTTTGTCGTACTGCGTTCGTTCTTCTAGCAACTCGTGGATCAATGTCACTTTGTTCATAATCATCTGGAAAATCATTAGGTGTTGCATCTCTATAATCTGCTTGCTTTACCAAAAAATCACTCCTTATCTTCATTTGCTTGTTCTAATTTTTGAATTCGTTCTTCAAAATCACGATTATAAATAATTTGGTTTGCTACACTTTTTTGTACGTTCTCAATGCTTTGTTCGATTTCATTCATACGTTCATCAGACGGAATTTGCTGTCCAATAATTTGTAAATCCTCTAAAATCGCTTGTATTTGATTTTGTACATTTAAATTGCCATTTTTTACTGTTTCTTGCAATTCAACAATAGTTTGCTGTGCGCTTGATAGTTCCGTACGAACTTTTTCCACTCGATTGGATTGCATGCGCACTCTATCTTGCACAATTCGCATTTGTTCTCGCTCTTTCGTGAGTGACCTTTGATATTGAGATAGCGTTAACTCTTTATCTCCGAAATTCAGCTCAGTTTCTTCTGGCGCATTAAGTTTTTATGTTCATATCTACGATGCGCAAACGCTCGTCGACATTCATAAGTGGGTTTTGTACTAAATGCGTATTTCCTATCCAAAATCTATCGGGGTCTAAATTTAATAAAGATAAATCTAAAACGGTAATATTAAATTTACCTGTGGCGACAAGCTGATTATCCAACCATTTTTGGGCAGTAGATTTCAAAATGTTTGCTTGCGTAATATCATCCCAAGTTTGCATACCACCTTGGATACCAAACTCATTTATCAGTTCCTCATTAGCCATTAAATATTCTTTGCCGTCATTGACATCAGCGATCGTTAGACGAGGTTTTGATTGGTTTTGACTTTCCTCGTCGTCTCCACCACCTTCTAAACGTTCCCCGCGAGGGAAAAGCTTCGTCACAATCTCGGTAGGGTCTAATTCCTTTGTCATATCTAACATGTTTTTGCGTAATCTAATAGGTGTTTTTTTCTCTTCGCCAACTTCTTGCACCCAATCAATATATCTCACATTATTTTCTTTTCTAATGCGCAACTCTCCACCAATATTGTCATTTTCCAATAGTTTATCCGAAATGTTATCGAAAGTATCGTCCGTATCGTCCATAAAACGTACGTTATCGGATAAATCCGGCATATCAATAATGCCAATTTCAAATCTTTTATAATCTTCTACCTGTTCATTATGAGTTGCGATTGCTTTGCGGAATAGCTGTTCAGCTGTTCGATTCCCTGTGAATTTTTCCCAGCTTTGCACGCTATCATGTAAATAAGCTTTTTCGTCTTCGCATAAGTAAGATTCGCTAAGCACACGGTCGTCGCCTTGATCGGTTGTAGGTTGTAAAATGCGCCCCTCAAACAAAACAAAGTCATGAGGCACATCTTCCACTTTTATAAGTGTCGTGAGTGGTTGCATTTTGCCCCAACCGGGATTGTTAGGATAAATTGTAAAATTAAAAGTGCCAATCTCATTAATTGATGGCTTTAAAGTGTCACTATCAATCTTTAAATCATTGTTATAAGGAGAATGAATTTCGATACCGTTGCTTGATTCGGGATTTTCATAAATCGTTACACGATACATTATTAAATCATCTCCTTATTCCAACTAAATTCAATCGTTCCTTCTCCTGTTACATTAAGCACATTTAACCTTTTATATAGTCTGAAGTCCGGGTCACTTGACCAACCTTTTTCGACTATATACGTAACACTGTTAAACTCAATAACAAAATCTGATGAAGCTTTAATTGTCGGACTTACCACAGTTGGGCTGTTATTAATCAAAAATACTTGTCTAAAAGTATCAATATTTACTTTTGTAGTCTGTGCTACATCAAAATCAAAATCGAAAATATCCCAAATGTCGTTACCTTCAATTTCATTGCCTATCATAAATTTGTAAGCTTCAAATTCAATGGTAAGTTCGCCTAAATCTCTTGTTTCACTAAAAGAGGGCGCGTCTCTGACTTCCGCCAGAAAGTGCCAATTGGGATAATCATCGTCGTACAGCTCAATCATCTTGTTTACGTTCATAAAATGGTTAAGAGCTTGAATTTTTAAGCGTATCATTCGATCTGTTGTTTCGTGTTTCGCATCATACACATTAAACGTATAAGACAAGGTACGCGTAGACATATTTTGGTCGCCATAAAGTTCTGAAAAATCGTATTCAACATCAGAAAAAGGCACTTTTACAAGTGCCTTCTCTTTCTCAGGATTACCGATTTCTTTTTCTTCAATTAGTAAACCTAAGTCTTTGTAGGAGTGTAAACCATTAAAAGTAATGCCTTTGAATGCCATTTAAACGTTTAACCCCCGTTTCTTTATACTTTCGCCGTTGTCCTTGGACTCGATCCATCGAAGGGCCTAAGCCTGTAGATACTTTTCTATCGTTAAGGTAAGTGTTGTTATCTTTGTCACGCACTTGCTCTAGCAGCTCTGTGTTTTGCTTTGTAAGGCGGTTGTTTTCTTGGAGTAACTCTGTTACAACAGATAAGCTAAAAGAGCTACTAGAAGAAGCATTCTTATCGTCAACGCCCATGATTTGCATAGCTTTGGCCATCAAGTCTAACGAGCGGGCTTTGTTAGTTAGAGGAAGCACCATTTCTGGTTTATTCCCTTCACCCATTTCTGCAACCATGTGGCGGTTAATTAAGCCACCATGTTCAAAGCGTCGACTTCCAGTTGGACCCCAACCGCCACTTGGTGCAATAGCACTTTTCCAGTTAGAGTTGTTAAAGAATGCCATAAGTTGGTCAAGACCTGACCAGATATTTTTGTGTCCTTTAACAGCATAGGCATCAAATGTACTTTGGATATACTGTAGCAATCCTTTTGCGCCACCTGAACCGTTTGTTGAGTTAACGTCATGGATTTGTTGGCTAACTTTTTCGTCTCCACCAGATTCAGCTTGGATCATGCTATTAATGCCACTTATTTGTTTTTTCGTAGGTTTGACCTTCATACGTTTAGCAGCTTGATTAATGGCTTCAGTCCAGTCACCATTTTTACCGCCGCCTTTTCCGACATCTCCGGGACCATATTGTCCAGATAAATGCAAGTGGTCGTCGTGGTCAGACGAGCCCCAATTCATCCAGTTTTTACTTGGACCATGGCCACTAGAGCCTACACGGTCTTTGACTCTTCCTTGTGTAATGACGTAAGCAATTCGGTCTTTAAACTTATCAAACGCATAGTTTGCTGGTTTTAAATATTTGTTACTACCGTTTGCGCTAGCAGGGTAAGCAATATCTATAGCTTGATGCTTCCCGTGGTGGTTAGGGTCGCCATCACGATAACCAGAAGTCACTGACATGCCTGGAAACTTATCCATAACTTTTTGCGCTACATCCCAAAGGTAGTTATAGACTTTCCATTTTCCTGACTTATCCATTTTGCCGTCAAAAGTGCCAAAGCTTGCTTCGTCTTCGACCATGTCATAAGCGGCATCAATCATCATCTTAGAAGCTTTTTTAGACATGTCTTTCCAAGGTTCGCCAAAGTCATCTAAGTTGATTTTGCCTTTGATAAACTTAGAAAACTTGCCTTTATCGTCTACTAAGTCAAAAACATCTGTGTCATCTGTTCCATCTTTGTAGCGTGGGATATGACCGCCTTTTCTAAGCTTATTTGTCATATCTGCATTAAAGACTCTTGCACCTTTTTGCAAGTTGACTAAACTATTTTTAGCCTTAGCCATAAAGGTTGACCTGTCTGGATTTTGAATCAATTCGCGACGTCTTGATACAGGTCCGCTTTGGTCATTCACGATAGCTGGCCCATCTGCAGGGCGTCCGCCGCCCTTAATTCCTTTAGCGTATTTAGGCACATCCCATTCATCAATTCGTTTGTCCGAATCCACTTCTTTCAGAATATGGTTTACGCCAGAACGCACGCCACTAACGCCATTAGCGATACCGCCAATCATTTTGTTAGCTAAGTCATTCATGATGTCGCCGATGGTATTAGTTCTTCCGCCATCAACGCCTATAATTTGCATAGCTTTGGCTATCAAGTCTAACGAACGTGCTTTATTGGTTAGTGGTAGTACCATTTCTGGTTTATTGCCTTCGCCCATTTCAGCGATTTGGTGTCTTGATACCAATCCGCCGTTTTCATATCCGGCACCACGCCAACCGCTTTTTAGCGATCCATAAGCTGACTTCGTGTAACGAATTGCAGCCAAGATGTTATCCAACGGCTCAAGGATATTGCCGTGGCCTTTCATCTTGTATGAATCAAAAGTCGGCTGAATAACCTGCATAAGCCCTTTAGAAGGTGTGCCACGCGCGGCGTTAGAATCCCAGTTGTTAACGGCTTTCGGATTTCCATTGGATTCAGATTTCATTTGAGCCATTAAAGCGCTCAAGTTACTTTTAGTGTAGTCACCTGTCATCTTAAGTGCTCGCATAGCCGTTTTTTTCCAACGACCAACACCTGAACCTCCAGCAAATCCATCTCCGCCTTTGCCAACGTCTCCCGGTCCAAACATACCATTGATATGCAAGTGGTCCATATGTCCACCGCTTGGCCAGTTTGCCCAAGACATAGTTTTGCCTTCTCCACCCATGCCAGTACGGTCTTTAATCTTGTTTAAAGCAATAACGTAGCTGACTTGATCTTTAAAATTACTAAAAGCGTAATTTGCAGGGTCTTTATATTTCGAAGAACCATTCATGCTTGCCGGATAAGCCACGTCAATGGCTTGTCGTTTTCCGTGATAGTTAGGGTCGTTTGGACGATAGCCAGAAGTTACTGACATGTTAGGGAATTTCTTTATTACTTGTTTAGCAATATCTACCAAGTAAGAATAAACGCCCTTAGCGTCTGTAATACTACCGTTATAGATATCTCCGTCGAATTCCCCGAACATTGCGCCTGCTTCGTCTTCGACCATGTCATACGCTGCATTAATCATTATTTGAGCAGCCTTTTTAGACATATCTTTCCAAGGCTCGCCAACGTCATCTAAATTGATTTTGCCTTTGATAAAGTCATTAAATTTGTTTTTAATCGTCTACTAAATCAAAAACATCTGTATCATCTGTCCCGTCTTTATAGTGAGGGATAGACTTGCCTTTTGTGATTTTTTTAGAAACACTAGCTTTAATAACGCTAGCGCCTTTTTTAAGTGGCGCCATAACGTTACGGTCTTTGTACATCACAGGTTTTTCTCCCGGATTTTGCACGATTTCACGATAGTTCGAACCTTTTTGGTCGTTAACTAATGCGGGTCCGTCTTGTGGGTGTCCTTTAGTCCCTTTGGCATATTTTGGAACGTCCCATTCATCAATTCGTTTGTCAGAGTCCACTTCTTTCAGAATATGGTTTACGCCAGAACGCACACCACTTACACCGTTAGCGATACCGCCAATCATTTTGTTAGCAACATCATTCATAATATCGCCAATTGGACCTTTCATGTCGCTAATGCCATCTTTTAGCCCTTCAATAAGGTATTTTCCAGCGTTATAAAAGTCACCGTGTTTATCTCGTATCCGATCTACAGCTTCGGAACACAATTTACTGATTAAGCTCATGAAGGAATCATACAAGCTATCAAAGCCATCACGTAACTCTTGCAACCACCTACGACCTTGGTTATACATTGGTCTGTTGTTGTCTTGGATTAAGTTATTGATTTGACTTATCAACTGCTTGATTCTGTCAATCATTTGCGAATACAATGAATTAAAACCATCTAACAATCTTCTTAACCATCTGCGCCCTTGGTTATACATAGGCTTATTATTGTTTTGAATAAGTTTGTTGATTTGACTAATTAATTGCTTAATTCTGTCAATCATTTGGGAATAAAGTGAATTAAAGCCATCTAATAACCTTTGTAACCAAGCTCTTCCTTGGTTATACATTGGTCTGTTGTTATCTTGGATAAGATTGTTTATTTGCGATATCAACTGTTTTACTCTATCTACTGTTGTGCCGTATAGTGAGTTCCACCCGTCTAATAGCTTTTGTAGTAAAGCGCGACCTTGATTTTGCATTGGCTGATTGTTATTTCTAACAATGGTATTAATTTGATTGATTAGCTGTTTTAATCGCTCTACAATTTTAGGATAAGATTCATTTGCTCCCTGCAATAATTGAACCAGCCAATTAAAGCCGGTTTTATACATTTCCTCGTCGTTGGCAGCAAATAATTGATTCCATTGAGCTATAAACTTCTTAACCTGTTCTCGCGCTTGTGGGATTTGCTCAGTAAATCCTGCCATCATTTTTTGCAACGGATTTGAATTTGCTTGGCTTTCTCCGCCATCTTGATTAGTGTTTGTTTGAACGTCTACAGTTTCCGATTGTTGCACTGAATCTCTCATCATACCATTGAGCATTTGCATTGCTTGTGCTACAACGTCTTGGTTATCTTTAATCCCTTTAGCGATACCTTCGGGAAGGAATTTTGCCAAGTCTGCCATTACACGTGAAGGGGAGTGGATATCAAAGAAATCCATGAAACTATCTTTAATGTTGTTACCAACATCTTTGACAGAATCCCAAACATTGCTTCCGATATCTTTTAATCCTTCTAAAATACCGTCCAAGATATCTTTGCCTAAGCCTACCCAGTCTACATCCATAAAGGCATCAATAATCGCGTCAAAGATTTCTGGTAAAGCTTCGATGAGATCCGGGATTGTTTTAATAAGGCCGTCTATTAAGGCGAAAAGTAGTTCTACACCTGCTTCTATGATTTTAGGCAGATTATCTATTAAAGCCTTGAATAAAGACATAATAATTTTCAGACCAGCTTCGATTAATTGAGGTAAGATTTTAATGATCCCATCAATTAAAGCAAGAAGAATTTCTATACCTGCGTCTATGATTTTTGGTAAGTTATCAATAACTGCGTTAGCAACTGTAGTTATTAATTTAATTCCTGCGCTAATAAGCTGAGGAAGAACGTCTAAGATTCCATCAATAAGAGCTGTCAAAATCTGAATACCTGCGTCAATTATAACAGGTAGCATTTCAATTACTTGATTTATCAGTGTATTTATAACTTTTATCGCAGCTTCAATAATTTGTGGTAAAGCATCTACAATACCTTGGATTAAGGAAGTCAAGATCGTGATACCTGCATAAATGATCTTTGGCAAAATGTCGGTTATCGTCTGTAAAATAGTCGTTATAATACCTGTTGCAGCTTCAATTAATCGAGGAAGCATTTGAGTAAATCCGTTAATCAATTTAAGGATGATATTTGCTCCTGTTTCGATAATACGAGGCAATGCTTCTGTAAATTTCATCAACATTGTTGTTATGATACCTGCAACTTTTTCAATGAGTTCAGGAACAGAAACGCCCATGCCTTCGGCTAATTTTGTAATTAAGGACATACCTGCATAAATTAAAGCTGGTAGGCCGCCAACAAGAATAGCAACAATTTTTGGGATTAACTGTTGAATAAACTCAAGAAGCGGTTCAAAGTTTCCTTGAAAAGCTTGGCTAACCATTTCACTAAATTCTGCAAACTTCTCTTTGGCCATAACAACAAAACCACGAATAGCTTCGCCGATGGTTAAAATTCGTGTTAAAGTTTCATCGCTAAAAGTAGTTCCGAATGTTTGCTTTAATTTTTTAAGACCAGCGTTTTCTGTCAAAACTGCGTTTAAGGCAGAAAAAGACCCAGTAATTTTACCGATAAAGTCACGAACCGATTGAAAACGCTGAACAGTACTTTCACTTACAACGCCATTTAATTGTTCTCTGGCTTGCGTAAAATCTAAGCCGCCAGTAAATAAGCCAAATAGCGTGCTTACTACTTCTTTGAACTGTAAGAATTTATTTTTTACTGCTTCAACTGCCGTATTAACAATATTTCGGAAGGTTTCGGATTTATTATACAAAGCAACCAGACTAGCCGTTACACCCGCTATAGCTGTAACCACTAAAGTTATTGGCCAGTTGATAGCCGCAAAAGCTGTTTTTAAAGTCGCCATGACGTCACCAGCTGCTTTTACGGAACCACGCATCTTTCCTATACCTTGACTAAATTTTCCTACGCCCATAGTCAAAGTGCCTATGCCTATGGCAGCTTGTCCAACAGTTACTAGCAAAGGACCCATCACAGCAATAGCTCCGCCTATACTCGTAATTACTTTTTGTGTGGTGCTCGAAAGCCCTGTCCACCAGTCAATAAAGCCGCTAACTTTTTCCGCAGCCGAATCAAAAGTGTTCGTGATCGTTTCGCGGATTTGTGGCATATTATCAATGATCCAATCCAGCATTTGCTGGAAGTAAGGCATAAGCTCTAGTCCAATTTCCATGCCTACAGCACTCAACGAGCGCTTAACATCGTCCATAGAATCTTGAAACTCTTCAGCTTTTTCGAGTTGTTCACCGCCCATAACTAAGCCAAGCTCTTGCGCTTTTTCACGAGCTTCTTCCATGGAAAGCGAGCCGTCGTTTAGCGCAGGAAGCAAATCCCTTGCCATTCGGGTACCAAACATTTCCGTAGCTAGTGCAGCTTTTTTATTCTCGTTATCCATTTCCGAAAGTGTGGTGATGGACTGTGCCATAGCGTCTTCGGTAGATAGCGAGCCGTCTTCCACAGCACCTAAGTCTACGCCAAGTTTTTCTAAGGCTTCAGCATATTTTTCATTTCCGTCGACTGCTTTCCCCATACGTTGATTCAAGCGCCCGACAGCTTTTTCCATTTGTTCTTGAGATATGCCGTTTTGGCTTGCCCAGTAAGCCGATTCTTGGTAAAAGTCTGTGGATACTCCCATTTTTTCGGCGCCTTTAGCAATTTTATCCGCTGCTTGAGTGGCTTTACTTGTTAATCCGAATAAACTCCCGCCTAAAGCAGCCACACCTCCAGCTACAGCAGACGTTACACGTGTCCATCTTTTACCTACGCTGGAGACTTTTTTACCCGTGTCTTGGACCTTCTGACCTGTCTGTTCCATGGTCTTGCCAACTTTAGTAAAAGGATCATTTGCAATTGTTTGTTGCTTGCTTAGTTCAGCTATGGCTTGCTCTGTTTGTTCCAACTGCGTTTTATAACTGGCTAATCTTCCTTGGGCGTCGTTTAGCTTGTTGGCATATTGTGCTGTTGCTTCTGTGGCGTTGCCGTTAGCGTCAAAGCTGTTATTGTAAGCGTCTTGTAATTGCTTTACTTCTCTTTCTTGAGCTTCGATTGTACGCGTTAAGCCGCTTTGCTTAGCTTCAAGTTTCCCCATCTTATCGCCTGAGGCGTCCATGATTTTCATTTGGGATTTCATGGCTTTCATACTGCTAGTAACAGCTTTTTTAGCACCATCTAACCCTTTACCAAAAGCCGAGCTATTTAAATCAAGTTCGACAACCATATTTCCGAGAGGTTTTTTACTTGCCATTTATTTGTTTCACCTCCCTTCTATACGTTTTTGAGATAATCATTTAATGATTTTTGTTTCTGTTTCTTTTCTTGTTTACTGGATAGTACTTGCATAAGCAAATCAAAATCAGCTTCTTCGATATCCTCGAGTTTCCAGCCGTTTTGCATAAGTTGTTTTGTCATATCCAAGTAGTTTTGTTCGGCTTCTTCGGGGGTTACTTTTTGCTTGTGCGTTATCAGCATCTTCTGGATCTACACCTACAACATCTGTAATGACGTTGGATAGTGTGGACATTAATTCTTCGGATTCTATGCCGTCTAAGATACTATCTTCTGTCACGCCTGGGTTATCAAAGACATCTACAACATAATCAATCAGGGTATCTAATTGTTCTTCGTAGTCTGCTTCTTCAATTTTTTTCATTGTTTGAAAAGCTTTACGCACAGCGCGACCTTTTACCTTTTCTTTCGTATAAACCACGGTTTCTTCGTTTTCGTTTTCTAATTCAAGCTTTAATTTAGCCATTATAAAACTCCTCCTAGTTTTTAAGTAAGTAAAAAGGATAGCTAGAAATTAGCTGCCCTAGTTTGTTTTATTCACTGTCTGATTCGTCGTTTTCGATTAAAGAAAGCAAAGCTTCTTTTTGAGAATCGGTAAATTGATTTTCTGCATCTTTACCAGCTGCCCCTTGGTCGCCTTTATCTCCCTTAGCGCCTTTAGCGCCGTTTTTTCCGTCTTCTCCAGGGTCGCCCTTAGGTCCAATCTGGTAGTCAGCTACACCTTGCTCAATTTTATTTAATTTTTCTACGGTGATATCATCACCTTGTTGCCAATTTGTTGGTTCGTAAGGCATAATGACCGCTCCTTTCTATGCTTAATATGTCAGTTTGGAATCGCCAACTTTAGCCGTGCCGACCTTTGGCGTTATTGCTCCCCCAAGCCGCCAACAACTGTAGTATCAAAAACAAGGTCTTCTAACTCTTGAATCGTTGCTTCTTCATTTCCGACGTATTTCGCCATTACTTGGCCTTCGCTTTTTCCGTCACGGTCATCAGAAATAGGGGTAAATGTGTATTCAGATCCTTCAGGTTCTGGTGCTTCATTCGTTGTTGTTTCGGCGCTAATAGCGTCACGTGAGAATTTGCCTTTAAAGAAAGCTAAAATAGCTTTTTCGCCTGACAAGTCTTCGGATTCTAAAGTAACTGCGCAATAAGGTGCTTCTGTATCATCACCAACGAAAGAAATACCTGATTCGTCTGTTTTATAGCCTAAAATTTCATCTTCAACTTTCCCCGGAATATCAAGTAGTGTAAACGTTACGGATGTTTCTCCTGTTCCTTTATTTGATACGTAGTAAGCAACGTTACTTGCATGCACACGACTTGGTTCTTTTGATAGTCCTTCAATTTCAGCGGAAATTACCCCACCTTCTGACTCTTTACCTTCAATAACAAAAATTTCGCTGCTTCCTGCGGGTTGAATACGTACTCGTTTTGCTCCGACTAAATCCATATCTTTATCGCTCCTTTTTTTGTGTATAAAAAAGACACGGTTTAATAGGCCGTGTCGTAAATCTTGCTATTACCTGTGTAACGCCTTGCGTCCACATAATGTTTTGTTTCGCTAAAATATTCATCTAGCCCGTCTGAAGACTGGCCAAATCCTAGCTTTTTCATTTCTTTTTTGATTTGATATTGTATTTCTTTTGCTGTCATCCGATACCTGCATTCGACATCAATCTGATACCAAAAGTTTACCGACATTTCTTTGTTGCTTGCATGATAAGCTTCACTTATAGGTTGCATAGGGCGTATTGTAATAAAAGCACCCGACCTATCCCCGTTCTCGGGATATTCATAAAACTTAATACGGTAATCTAGCGAGTTGTTTATCCGCGTCATGTCCTTGATATAATCATTTGTTAATAATTGGTTATAAATTGTCATTAACATATCTTTCATAGGTGACTCCTCAACTCGCTTTCCACTGTTTCTAAATATTTACTTTCTGACCCTTTCAGTGATTTTTCGATAACGCCAAAGCCACGTGGTCGGTATTGTTTGCCATATCTGGTATAACCCCATTCGTTTAAATGAATAAGCTTATAGCGATTTTGAGGACCGTTCCAGCCAATTCTTCCGCTAACGCCTGTTGATTTTTTTGTTGCGTTTTGCTGTACAACCTCATCAACAGACGCCCCAGTATCGCGAAAGGATTTCATATCTTGTTTTAAGTCGTCTCGAACTTTGTTCCCCGCCTTATTGATAGCCTGACGAGAGATTTTTTGCATTTGCTTTTCGCCCAATCGGTTTTCAAGTTCTTTAAGGGTTTTATTTACCCCTTTAATTTCGACTTTACTATTGGCCATGTCCATACACCGCCAATAAGATAGTGGTAAAAGCATTATTTGCAAAGTCCTCACGTACTTCAACGATGTTCCACATCAAGTCTTTATATCGATAATCATCAATAAGCACGTAGTCTTTATTGCTGGGCAAGTATTCACCCTTGGTATCTCTTATGTTGATTGTTACAGCCCTTTCCGTGGAAACTGTGTTTAGTACATCACGGTCTTTCGTGCTTGGACTATAAATTTCTGCAAAACAAGAATGAACCAGTTCCTCTTGCTCTTCGCCGGGTTCTGGTCCACTGCTTGCTTTGTATTTATAAAATTTCACGGGTGTGCGTAGGTCGCCTGTTTTAACTTTAGGGGGCTGATACTCAAATTGCGGTTTATTCGCCATTGTTTTCAGCCTCCTCTAAGCCAGAAAATGAAGCGCCTAACAGCTCACTCAAAAAATTATCCTCGAAAAATTCGAGTTGGTCATTATAAGCGTATCTCCCACGCTCCATAATTAAGCGCCTGCCTCTAGTATCTTTATCGTCTAGGCCTGTCTTATCTTTTATATAAATTGTTGCCTCGTCTAGGATACCTTTTAAGTTGCTGTCTTCTGAATCGTGGAAGATATGCATACGGTCTTTAAAGTCTTTTAGTAAGGTATTCATTTAACCACCTCACTTCTTCAGTTTGGCTTTGCCGACTTTAGCCTCTCCAGCTATCGGCTCTACGCCTGGGGGCTTTCGTCGTTGACATTATCAGATACATTTAATGTCCATACAGCCGTTGCTTTGGTATCTTTCGCTTTACCGTAAGCGAATTGTTTAGCCGTGTATAAGTCCATATCTTCGATAGCTAGGGTTTGGTCATACTTACGCACAGTTAAACCACCACCTAGAAAAGCGTCATAACGCCCTTGAACAAAGGTAGTTGCTTTTCCAGCATTTTGCGCAATAGATTCAATAATATCTAAGTTAAATGGCAACGCCGTTACATAAACCCCTTGCGCATTTAAGCTAGTATATTGTTTCTTCACGTCCCAAGCATCTGAAGGATTAACAATCATAGATACACGGCCTTCAACAGCCAACGGTTGACCATTTTCTTTTACGCTATGATATTTATAAACTTCTGTTAATTCGCCTACAGTAAGGTCCGCATCTGCAAAAGTTAATTCGCCTTCTGGGTCTTTTTCTGGGTATGTTGTTACACCGTTAGAGGTTGTACCGTTAGAAATGTCTCGGTTCAGTCCAATAGGTTTGTCGTCGCCATCGCCAGCTACAAAAGCTGCTTCCAATGCGACAGAAAAGGCTTCGTTGATTTGTGTACGTACGAATTCTTCAATAAAAGAAACACCGTAATCTTGCAAATCTTTAGGTACAACAACGAAAGCCGTCAATTTGTTTTGAATGTCTTCGTCGTCGCTGAAAGCAGCATCTAGTTGGCCTTTAATATCGCCAAATACTTTACCCCAAACAGCTATGCCTTCAGTTTCGGACCGCAAGAATTTCATTCTTAAACCTGCATTACGCAACCCGATTCTAGATAGCAAAGGGTGTTCGGTAGTTAAATCTTCAAAAATACGATCAATTGTTTCTTGTGGTAAAAGTTTTTCGTCTTTATACCCTACTTCTGTTTCAATCTCGTTGAAGAATTTGCGTTCACGTGCAGACATTTTAGCTTCTGCTGGGTTAGTAGCAATCACGCTTTCTGTTTCTTGGCGCGCTTGGCGTTTTGCTTCCTCAGCGATTTGGTTTACCATATCGCCATAAAGTTCCGCCTGTTTATCTTCGGGCTCATTGTTTTGTACCGAATTTAAAAAGGCTTCACGTGCCTCATTAAATTCATTTCCTAAGTTAAAACTCATTTATAAATTCCTCCTGTTTTTTTGTATTTAAAAAAAGAACCTTGCAAAGCCAGTTTTCTTAGCTTCGGGTTCTTTGTTTGTTGAATTATTTTGTTGATTATTCTTTGCTAAATCATCTTGTTTAGCTTCTATCTTTTCTGTTACCTTATCAGCCAACTCATCTAAACTAAAGTTTGGTTTCATTGCGTTTGTCAGTCGCTCAATAACATCTTGAGGGATTACAGGGGAAGCACTCGCAACCATCTTAGGCGCTTTATCATTACTAAACATGATTTCGTCGGCAAAGCCATTTTCCTTTGCTTCTTCAGCCGTTAACCAAGTTTCTTCATTCATTAGGTTTAAAAGTTCATCTAAGTCTTTTCCTGTCTTAGCCATATAAGCACTAGCAATTGAATTATTTCCCTTTTGCAGTATTTCAGAAACTTTGTTGTGCTCTCTGTAATCTCCTGCAGCACCACCTGAAACATTATGAATCATGATTTGCGCTGTAGGACTAATAGAAATTTTATTTCCTGCCATTGCGATAACAGAAGCTGCACTTCCTGCAATGCCTACAATATTTACATTTACATTGCCTTGATAGCTTCGTAGCGCTGTGTAAATCTCGCTTCCGGAAAATACATCACCACCACCTGAGTTTATTTCAACGTTCAGGGGTTCTTTATTATCGGGCAAGACAATATCGCTAGGCGCTGTGCTATCCATATCAAGTAAGTTGTAAATCCACTTATCATCATTCGGAATTATCGTCCCCTTGATTTGTAGTGTCGTCATTATCTGTCTCACCCCCTTTCATTTCGCCATTACTGTTATTACTATAGTTTTTTGTCATGACAAATTCATAACCGCCTTCGAATGGCGGAAGTCCGTATATAGCCCTGACTTCGTTAGGATTCATCACTTTACTACCAATTAATTTATCAACATTCGGACTATCTTCTACAATATCTTTTGTAGGTTTTGGACGGTTAAGACTTAGCACTTCAAAATGCTTCCCTGCACTTACTTGTCTCTTAGATAAGATTTTAGCGTTAAGCTCATCTTCAAGTTTTTTAAGCAAAGGATTAACACAATATTTGATATACATTTCTTGCGCACTATCCTGGTCAGCTGTTTCGCCGTGGATTAAAGACGGCGGTACACCAATAAGCTTAGCAACTTCAGTTACCATAGTTTTTTGTACTTGATTTGTTTCATCAAACGTTTGTCCTTGCTTAGTACCATCTGACAGTTCGTTATATTCAAGCCCTTTACTTACAGGAACAATAGACACAGGTTTTTTTAAAACTCCATCAAATAGCCTGTCGATAAAGTTTTGTAGCTTCTTCGTCTTTTGCTCTTCTGTGCCTGATACCGTACCAACTTCAACTGTCCCACGTATCTGATTGCTACGTAAGGAAGAATCAAGCATACGCCCGAAAAGCTCGCCATAATCTCCAAATAAGTCTTCAGTGTATTCGTCCAAGCCTTTGTTGTTATATCTTAGATAAATTACATCATCCATATAAAAAGGACGTTTGAATTGATAGTCTTTAACAACTACGCTTTCAAAAACATCCGGGTATAATGCATACTCTTTTCTCACAAAACTATCAGCAATAACAAAATCGTAAGTGTCTGTTTGGACAGCTAAAACTTCATTGTTTCTTATCAACTCGTAGAAAAACCTTTGCCAAAAGTCCGACGCTGACAAATCTGTATTAGGGCGAACGTTTAGCTTATAATGCCAATCTGTTTTAACACTCTCATCTTTATCTTTTAAGCGAATGACAGACTGGCTAAGTGTACGGGCTACATAGTTGATATTAATATCAAGCGCCTTATTTTTTAAGTAAGCCCTGTTTGCTGCGTCTTGTGTTAAACCGTCCATGCCGACTAAATCCGCCATCTCTTTATTGCGTTTAAATAAGTCACGCCAACTTCCTAATTTTACAATCGCGTTCACCCCCCTTTACTGTCTAAAAATCAATGTTATCAATCATATCTAAAAAGCTATCTACGTTAACTTCTTCGATTTCATCTGCACGATACATAGCGTGTAGAAATGCATGAAATCCGTCTGTTTTACGTCGTACGTTTTCTTCTTTTTCATATACCACATTGCCATTTTTATGCTGTACGACGACGTTATTTGTATACCAGCGCATCATATCGTTATCACCAAAATTAATTTTGTGATTAGCAAAAGCGTCTGTAATACGTGGTGCTAGTAATCCGTGTAAACTTCTTGGATTCCTTAATATCTCATATTCAAATCCATATTCTTCTAAAATTGGTCTTATCAAGTCCATGCGGTAATTATCCGCAATAACTTTTTGTATATCGTAGTGTTCGCGCATACTGTCCAACCATTGAATTATGTGATAAGGCGACATGCTAGGTTCATCAATCACCGTTAGCAAACCTTCATCTTCCCACTTTTTAATAGGGGCAAAACGTTGCTTTTCATGTGCTCCTTTTTCAGAATAGGCATAGACACGATCTACAAATTCCTTACGTACAAAGGAATGACCTTTCCAAATATATTCATCGCCATTTCTAAAGAGTAACCCAACAGCTGCAAAATCTCGCAGAGTGGCATAGTCTAAACCAGCAATACAGCTTGAATGTTCTAAATCAGGCACTTTCTGTTTTGTCGCTTTTAATTCTTCAATTGTGGCAATACTATGTGCTAATGATTTTTCAGGGAAGTTCATGCGCTTAGTCATAAACTCTTCATGTGCCGATTCATCAAAAGTTAAGCGTTTATAGTCACTTTCAATTTCCTCAAATAATCCTGCTGCGTATTTTCCGCGTGGTTTAGACAACATAGGATTGGCTTTTTCCCACATATCAGGGTTTTTAACTTCTTCTTTGTCATCTAGTTTGCAAATAAAAGGAAAGAACGTTGTATCATCAAAATCGCCTTTTAGTGTCATATGCGCACGATCCATTAAGCTATCAAAAAAGCCCTCACGCACATAACCATTCGTACCAATATAAAACACACGACTATCTGCAACCTTACCTAAACCAGACATTAAAACGCCGACAGTTTTTTGATTGTTAAACTCGTGGATTTCGTCAAAAATAACGGCACCTTCTCGGCCACCGTCTTTTGTGTTTGCATTACTTGTCATAGCTCGTAAAATACTGTGATTCTTTTTTCCTTGTATCTGCGCCCTGCCATTAACAAATTGCTTATCCAATTGGTGTTTATCAATTGTATTGTAGACATCATCAAAGCTTCTCATAGCTTGCTGTTCGCTATTTGCTATAATAGAGATATCGTAATTTTCTACGTCATACAAAGGGCTAATGAAAAAGTGTGACAAAGCACTGATTAAGCCGTTCTTACCAGCGCCACGACCCATTGTTAGGAAAAACTCTTTGAATACTCTTAATTGCGTTTCTCGATTGTACAAAAAGATAAATGCAATGATGAATTTTTGAAATGGCTCAAGCGGGAAATACCACTTTTCACAGAACCTAATACAGTTTTCTATTTTTTCCTCATCAAAATATAAGTCATCATCATTCAATATGTTCTTATCCAACCAATCGAATAACTTGATTCTTTCTTTGTTTAGCTTTATTTTGTCATCCTCATAAAGCTGTCTGTATTCTTCAACATATTTATTGCTTATCAAATAAGGTCACTTCCATCACCGCCTGAATCATCTACAGTTGGCTCATTTAAGCCTAAATCTTTCAGAAGAGCTAACATTTGTTTATTAACCATGACCAATTCTTTGTTTGAGGGATTATTCTTCCACATTTCGTTGCCTGCAGCCGAATTATCTTTAAATTTCACGCCACGTTCTTTGATGTCTGTAGATAGCTGATCTTTAACACCCCAAAGCGTCATATAGTCATTTACCATATCGGTAAAATAATCCGCTGTAGCTCCCTTAGCCTTTAATTGTGCTAAAAGACTATCTTTTACCTGTTTTTTGGTCACTTTATCACCTTCTTTTCCATTTTTTATCACGCGCGACCATATCTGGATAATTACTTCCTCATCCTCCGGTTCTCCTGAAGACTGCCATGGCAGTTTTTATAAATGGGGGAGGTTGTTTTTGTTTTTTATTTTCCGAACTTTTTTCTTTTCTTTAAAATATTTCTCGGAAATTTATAAAATAAAAACGAATTTTGTTTTCTTAATATCAATATATTGTTAGCTAATCCCCGAACCATTCTTCATTCACCAAAGGACTTCTAGGTTTCTTGGGTTTATTCCTGAACTTATAGTATCTTCCATGTTTGATATTATGATGTCTCTTGCATAGTGTCTGAAGGTTGTCATCTTCCATAGCTAAATCAGGACGATCTTGCAATTCAAGGATATGATCTACCTCTAATACTTGGTCATGCCTGGTTGTAACTTTTCCTTCCCTTTTGCACTCTTGGCATTCATAGTGATCTCTTTCTAATATCTCTTGGCGTTTCTGTCTCCATTCCTTTGTTAAATAAAAGGGATTAGCTTTCTTAGTCGTCTTCGCCATGCTTGCCATTCCACATGCGATCCATTTCTTTGCGTCTTTCTTTTACATCTTCATTTCTTCCGACTGCTAAAGCAATTCCGCCAATAAAAATGATAATTAGAAATAAGATGATACCAACCCACAATGGCAAAAGGACTAACCACCATGACCATGTAATAACTCCTATAACTTTTAAGGCGATAAGTACTAACTGTACAAGTCCTATTGTTTTATCCATATTCTTCATACTCCTTTATCTTGTCTTGTATATGTTTGTCTTCCTTGCGTCCACAACCTAAGTACACTAACTTATATCTATCTATGGCCTTGGGATCAAACTCTCCTAGACATGTTAATAGATATCCATAAGGTTTAGACTCAGATTGGATGATATTGTTATGCCATAAACTAGGGTTAGATAGCTGTATGTAATAATGGTTCTTCACATGGTGTTTCCTCTTCCGTTTCTTCTTAGATCTTTCGTTATGATAATAATCATCTATACGTTTATCGGCTTCCTCAAATCCACCTCCATAACTGCCTTGGTTCAAGGCTCTTGCGTTACTCGTCCACACTTCTCTGCACCTCCTTTTAGGCAAATAAAAAAACGGGGATACCACTACCAGCAATTAAGCCAGTAATGATATCCCCTGTATGTTCAGTAAAGATATGTATCTATTTATTCTTATTTAGTATCTTGCTTTCGGTTGTCTCAACCCTGTATACTTTCCCATCTTGTATAACAAAATAGATGCTACCGAATTGAGGAACAGCAATTTCCTCAGTTGCCTTCTTGTCTGATTTGATTTTAATTACGTCCAACTTCACACCTACCCTAATTGATAAATTGTTTTAAGCTTTTGTTTCTCTTTTCTTCTTTCGTATCTATTAATATGTTTAAGCTCTATTTTAGTTACAGCCTTATCAGGTAACTCACTCATGTACGGATAAAGCAGTTTGCTTTTAGCTTCCATTTGCTTATCGTTCATACTTCATCAACCTAATTCATATATTGTCTTAAGTTTGTTATCTGAGTATTCAAAAGCTTGTGTTGATTTGTAGTTCATAGTAAAGCCGTTCTCTTCTTCGTAGCTATCGTTAGGCTTGATAGTTCCTAACTGTCTGTGAATTACCCCATTAACGTTCTGTGCTTCCATTGTATGGTAATGGCCTTGATGACATTCAAGCCAACTAGATGATGCCCAAACGTCTTTAAACTCTGTGGCAAATAGCATTGGATAATCCTTTTTCTTACCCATATGCCCATGAGTTAGCATGATACCTACATTGCCTAACTTATAAGCAATCCGTGCTTTGTTATGCTTGTTAACTCTTAGCTGTGGATAGCGTGCTTCTAAATATGTTAAGAACATATACTCCATAGCACTATGGTTACCTTCTGCAAATTCAACTCGTACTTCATTACTACTTATCAATGCATTATCAATTAGTACAGAAAAGAATTGCTTAGCATATTCAATCGCTTGAACCATATCCACATCTTCTAATTGTGTACCTTTGATAGTCTGTGATGACTTCATAGCGTTAGAATGAAATATATCGCCTAATGACTCAATAACAATAACGCCATATCCTTTTTGTATAATACCTACTGCGTCTGCCAAGTATCCCCATGCTTTATCTATCGTTAATATAGGAAAATGTAAATCACTTAACGGAAGAACAAGATTCCTTTGACCGTGAATCTTTTGCTTTAATTCCACTTTTGGTACATCTTTTAATAACTGTTCGACTACATCTTTTGCATTAAAACCTTGCTTAGGCTTAACAATAATCTTACTTTGATAAAGCTGTACAAGCCCATCACTGCTCGAATTTTGTTCCCAAACATTAGAAGTTAACTTGACTATCTCCCAATCTTGCGAATCATAACCATGCGCTTTTAATACATAATCTGGGTCTTTAGCTTGCTCCGCTGTCATACGTAACTTGATTTCTGAAGTCTGTTCTCCGTTACCTTTAACCTTAGTCTTGATAGCAGGCTTGCCTTTTTGATAGTCCCATGCATTACTACGTTTACGATGGTTAACATAGCTTTTAATCGAGTTTACATTATATTCTTTATTAAATTTATCTGACATCAGTTGTGCCCGTTGTGGCCAAGTCGTTGATGTCTTATTGACTAAGTAAGTCAAATAATCTATTTCTTCATTATTATATTTTGCCATATTAAAACGTTTTTTACCTACTTCTTAGTTGAAACTTCTAAACTGATTGCATATCCACCTGCTAAATCTTCTTCAATATTAAAATCTACATCTTCTACCTGCTCAAGATCCAACTTCTCTAATGTGTCTTTAAACTCTTTAATCAACTGCATCTTTTGTTTTCTAATCATGAGCTATCCTCCAATTGTGTATATAAAAAATAGATTACTCCAAGAGCAACCTAATTTATGTAAAACCTCTACGTCAGTACATGACTGTCCTTTAAAAGGTGTAGAGGGATTGACTTTATACATTGAATAAAGTTTATATAAAAAAAGAGCTTTCTTTTTATCGTCGCGCTCTTTACGACTGCATCAAACTAAGTAACGAAATGCAACGGCGTATGGGAAATATTGTCAAAAAAGTGAATATAAAATAAATTGGAAAGGAGATGAAACCGCCGCTGCACCTCTGTATTTTTAGTACATTATAAATATATCAAAGGTTTTAGGTGACATAAAAGGACATCATGTGCCATTTTGTGCCATGTTATAAACTTTTCTAAAACTTTCCAATGCTTCCCCGTGTAATCTTATAATTTGCCTATGACTATAATTCAATTGGTCTTCGATTTGCTCCCAATTCTTGATGTTTATATACCGTTCACGCAATATCAATCTATATAATCTGTCGTCTACACTATCGATAGCACTAGATATTTCATGCTTCAAAGCAAACAATTTATCTACTCTTTCATCTATATCTTGAGAATACTCCACAATCTTTACAAACTTATCATCATAGTGACCCTTAGGAGAACTTGTTACGCTATCTTCACTTATTTGCGGAGAAGAAACAAGAGAGGCTTTTAAGCTCTCCTGCTCTTCCATGCGTGATTGTATTTCTTCGTCTATATGTCTAACTTGTTCTAAATATTTCCTTGCGTCCAACTAATCCAACCCTCCATTTATTCCCCAACGACCATATTCTTGCAAAACTTCGTATTTTTCTTGATTATCTAAGCCACTATAAGCTTCATAAACTTCTGCTTGTATATCAGTAACCTGAGAATTCAAACAATAGTTAAAGTAATCCGCCCAAAAACATGTATATTTATAAAAGGAGAAGGGCTATCTCCATTTTTCAAATAATCTAACACAATATTTTGATTGTCATTTAATCCTGTTTCTATCATTTATCTAACACCTCAATTAACTTATTTAAATACCAATCAGATTTCTTCAAATCCTCATCACCATTTTTCAGACGCTCACGACTGATATATTTCAATACATTCCCTTTAACAAATCCCCTAAACTCCTCGTCTGTTAACTTATCTTTGATATAATCAATCGTTTCTATATCGCCTTGTGTGTAGTGATTTGGGTGATTGATGTTATCACTTTTAATCATTTCTACTGCTTCTTGGTTGAGTTCTTTCATCACTGCCTACCTCCCAACACTTCAAACTTATAAATCCTGATAAAAACGCCATAGCGTAATAAATAAGAGGCCGCAGATATGCACCCACTTCTGCAAAAAGCGCCATGTCATCGACAAAACGAAAAACCAAAGCTAGGAATATCAAACTCATGACTTTATAAAACATTAGATCCGCTCCTTTATCCACGTGATGCTGCTGTCATTATCTTTAAAAAACTGTTTGTCTACGGATTTACTTGTTTTGAACTCGCCATCATAATAAAAGTCTAGGATGTACAAGCCTTTATTTACGTACGTTATTACTACATAGTAAGTCTTATTTAAAATACTCATTTTAAAATGCATGCCTTGTTCGATTTTCATTCCCTTGCTTCCTCGGAAATACATATTCCCCGCTTTTACATAATATTTTCTTCCGCCCATTTTATTCACTCCAATCCTCGACTGTACCTTCTATAAGAGTTGCTACAGCCTCAGCTTTTGCTTTGTCAGTAAATTTTTTTACGAGTTCCGGATTACCACTTTCTGAATAAGTCGGCTCATCAGGATTTTCTTTAAAATATTTATCGGTAAATCTGCAAAAATATAATTTTTCATTGATTCTTACCACCCACGCAGGTTCTTTTTGGATTGTGTATCCTTTGTCTTCTGCAATCTTCTCCCGCGCTTGTAACGATTTTCCATATTTTTTTATTAATTCCTGCTTATCCATCATTTATCCTCCTTTTAATAATCCTTTACAGTAGTTGCATAATTCGTTCATTATCTTCTCTTTCTGTTTCTTCTACTAGATGACCATACACACGATACAGCATTGTTGCACAGAACTTTGTTTATACTTTTCTAACCAATTCAAAAAATAATCAGCGAACTTCACTCTCCATCACTTCTTTCAACCATTCTGGAAATGGACTTTCAATGTGTTCCATAGGTTCTTGCGTCCATTCGCGAATATCAAATTCCTGCTCTGTCATTTCGGTATGGGGCATCACATTTAAGCTGCTAAATTTCATAAAATCATTTTCATCGTTTTGGACAAAGTACACTTGCTTGGCTGTGCGATGGAGCGCATCGCCGTGTATGACTGTGGCATTCATCCCGCGTATTAAAAGGTTAAATAATAAAAACGGAATAGATCTATCAGACATTTCCTCACATTGATAAAAATAGTCTGAAGGTAGATAAGTAAACGGATTTGTATTTTTTCTTTGGTAATCCCAAGTTTTAATAATCAGCCCACCTGTACCACATGCTGCCTCGTGTACCTTTCCTTTTTCAGGTGTAACAATGCCTGCCAAAAGTTTTCCGATACTATCTGGCGTAAAATCCTGTTTCTTTGATTTTCGTTCGGCGTACTCTTCTTGGAAATAAATATGAAACCAGTCATAACTCACGTCTTTTTCGTATTCCAAAAACTCTTTAAACATCGCTTCTCGTTTTTCTTTATTGAACATAATACCCATTAACACTGTAGGCATTTTAAAACTGTCATCCACGCCTACAATTTTGCTTATTGTCGGAAAATCTAAAGTCATACTAGCGTTCCTCCTTTGGCAAACTATAAAAGTAATATCCCTTGGCATTCCCACGACTTACTGGCTCATCTTTATCAAGGTAAGCACTCAGTGTGCGAAAATTAATCCCTATCTTTTTACGTGCATCAGTTTTTGATTTATACACCTTATCTTCGCCGCTCGGGAAAAACACCCATATAGGTGAATTTCTTGTAGCATATTCTCTTGTTTCCTCGTCATTAAAGAGCTTGTCTTTTAGCCTTTCCCACTCGTTATAATATCTGTTGTCTTTATCTTTTAGATACGCCAAGCGTTCCAGCCTTTCTAGTTCGGTTTCTTTTGCAGTAAACATTTAACTCACCTCTTTTATCCAATCATGAATTTCTTGCTGTGTCATATTTAGCTTACTTACGGATTTCTTAGCTTTCTCAAAATCTACCCCGTACTTGTCTAACCAATCCTCTAATGTCTGTCCTTTAAAATCTACTTGATCTGTATCATCAAGATATTCAAAGCACTTTCTTTTACTCATATTTCGGTGGGTAGGTGCTTCGACTATGGTGCTTACTCGTCCATATAAACCATTTGGCTGCTTAAATATCATTTCAACGCCTGCCTTTCTTTTCGTCATGCCTTTTTAAGATATAAGCAACGATCATAACTACTAATATAAAAACAACAAACGTCGGTATAATAGCCCAACCAGCCAAAAATATTACAAATACTAATCCAAACAACAATAACCCGAACATAAACATCAAAAGAATTATTTCTATGGCATCAAAAATGTATTCGTAAAATTTTTTCATGCCGTCACTCACTCCATTCTTCAACTTCGCCATCTACAAGAATAGCTACGGCTTCTGCTTTGTCTTTATTTGTAAAGTTTTTTTACGAGTTCTGGATTACCGCTTTCCGAATAAGTCGGCTCATCAGAATTTTCTTCAAAATATTTATCGCTAAACCTACAAAAATATGTTTTTTTGTTGATTCTTACCACCCACGCAGGTTGTTTTTGGATTTCAAATCCATTAACTAAAGCTTGTAAAAAGATACCAAAATGTCCCTCAATCCAATCAATCACTTTATACGAATAAGGCGGTACAATGTATACTCCCGGATTATAATAGCGATCCAAGGCTTCTGTTGGCTCCGAGGGTATTTCTTTTGCTACGAATTGTGGTATCTCTGGCTTTTCTGGTTCGTCTAACTGATCTATTAAATTTAAAACTTTGTCTTCTCTAGTAAAGTTTTTACCATTTACTGTAATTTTGTTATTCAATCCGGGATTTAATACCCTATTTTCCAATTCCTGCTTATCCATCATTTATCCTCCTTTGGCAAGCTGTAAAAATAGCAACCCTTCAACTTGCCACTTTTAACTGGTATGTCATTGTCTAAATGTTCCCTTAGTGTGCGAAAACTAGTTTTCAATGCTTCGCACGCGGCTGCTTTTGATTCGTAGGTTTGGCTTTCGCCACTTCTAAACTGCACTAGGATAGGTATATAACGTGCAGTGTATTTTCTTGTTTCCTCGTCATTAAAGAGCTTGTCTTTTAGCCTTTCCCACTCGTTATAATATCTGTTGTCTTCATCTTTCAAATAAGCAAGGCGCTCTAGCTTCTCTAATTCGGTTTCTTTTGCTTCCATTATCTTGCCTCCTCATACCCCAAAGAATTTAAATCTTGTATCTTCTGTGCAATCTGAGCGCAATAGTAAACTTTTGCTCTTTTATACTCTTTTAATTTTCTTGCGGATGTTGTGTCGCATGTTCTATATAATCTGTTAACTTCATCCACAGCTATATTGCTGTCTTCGTAGTCACTGTATATTTTTATCGGCATTCGTCATCACCCGAAATCATAAAATTTTCTAAACATTTTTGTAAATTTGATAATCTTCAACTTCTTTTTTACCTTTTTAAAAGCAGAAGATATATAACCGTGGCCTTTACCTAAAAAACGACTAGCTTGTGACATGGATAAAAACAGTTTTTTCTTTACCATTATTTTTATTTACCAACATAATTCTTGTAGCTTCTTTATTTAAACCATTTACATATGCATGAATTAAATTTTCGCTATACATTGCCCATTCAAGATTATCAATATGGTTATTAGATGGATTGCAATCCTTGTGATTTATAAGCGGTTTGTTTTCTCTTTTAGGCAAGAAAGTTATTGCTACTAATTGATGAACTATTCTCGTTTTGTGTTGACCGTCTTTCCATAACTCGACTCTTTTGTATCCGTTTTTGTCAGTTTTTTGTTTCAAAATTCTTTGCTTCCATCTTCTTCTGCCATGCTTTTTCGTAAATGTTGTTTTATTTTTATGTGTCCTTATTTTTCCTAAATTACTAGCTTCATATATCCCTTCGTATCCGGGGATATTTTTCCAAATTTCTTCCATAATTATCCTTCCTTTCTTAGAAAGGCAGAGAATCATCCGTTACGTCAATTGAACTTCCACCAAACGGATCAGTATTGCTTTGTGTGCTGTTTTGTTGATTTCGCGAATGTTCGTTCGCGTTATTATTTGAAGCACCTGTGTTTACATTATTTTAGCTATTTTGCTTATTTCTGCTTTCTAGCATTTGAAAGTTTCCCGCTACAACTTCTACGACAAACACACGTTGTCCTTCTTTGTTCTCGTAGTTTCTTGTTTGGATTCTTCCAGTAACACCAATTTGTGCACCCTTACCAACCATATTCGCTAAATTTTCTGCTGCTTTTCTCCAGATAACGCAATTAATAAAATCTGCTTCTCTTTCACCATCTTGATTTGTAAATGTGCGGTTAACAGCTAACGTAAAGTTTGCTACTGCTGTGCCATTTTGCGTATATCTTAAGTCAGGATCCTTAGTTAATCTTCCTACTAAAACTACATTGTTAATCATGATTTTTCCTCCTGTTTATTCCATATTTCTAATACTTCTTTTAAACTTTTTTCGTCATGCTCTTCTTCATTCATATCTTCCCAAGGAACTTGAACATCAATGTTATATTCACAGTCTTCACACTTTGCTATGACATCTGGCAATATAGAAAAGGCACTAATTTGAATATTATCACTTCCACACTTTGGACAAGGATTTACTTCTATCATTTTCAGCCTCCTAGTAATTTGTTGCGTCTTTCCATTGGTAATCAAAGTTATCTGTAACAAATGGCTTCTTTCCGTTGAGTGGCTTAGTCACGCCTTGAGCGATTACTTTAAAATCGTTTTTGCGCACAACTACCGCTTCAACTGGAACACCGTATTTCAAAGCAAATAGCTTAAATCTAAGTTTATTTCCTTGGTCTATGCCGTACGCTCCGAAACTATTTTTAACGTCTATAACATGTTTTTTATTTCCGCCATTATCTTCAATAACAAAATCGGGCGTATATGATATACTTGATATTTTGCCGCCTTCAATTTCTGTCAACGGAGTTAGCCTATACTTTGGATGAACTATATAGTTATATCCGCAGTGTTCTACAAAACGCCAATAAAATTGTGCTTCTTTTTTGCTATCGAAGTTATAACCCCGATAGCGTATTTTATTTCCTCGTTTATTTAGCGCTGTAGGGCTGTTCTTCACAAAAATACGCCCCTTTCTTTTTCTTCTTCAGCTATAACTATGGCAAGCCACTTTGCTTCTTCCGCATCTAAATTATTTGTTTCTAAGGTACGAATACATCTTTCTAGCAATCGAACTAGTTCAGACCTTTTCAAATCTTCATCTTTAAAAAATGCTAGATACTCTTTGCCTGTCATAACTCATACAGCTCTTTTAATTCTTCAACCTTAGCAGGCTCATATTCTCCTAAGGCGTCACTTTCTTTTAAATTGTCAAAGTAATGATAATCATTGTCTAAAAACGCCGTGATTTGCTTTTCTAGTTCTTGATAACTTATTTTCCCTTGATTATAATCACTTAAAAGATCGGATAACGCCCCGCCAAAGTCAATGAGCCATTTTCCAAGTCCTCTGTGGCTATAGTTTCTTTCTTCTATCCCCTTTTTTAAAAGCCACTTTCCGCTTGCTCTTATTTGATACACGTTGAGTTTTTTCTAGCCTCATTTTTGCCCTCCTATATCTCTGTTAAAATCCTCTGTAAAGTCGGAAAACTGACCTAACAGTTTAAAGGGAAGCTCTCCAACCATACCGTCACGATTTTTTGCAACATTTAATATAAGCTTTTTCCAGTCTTCGGCATCTTCCTTATAGAGCAAAGCAACCACGTTACTATCTTGCTCAAAGGACGCACTTTCCTGTAAATCTGCCATTACGGGCTTTCCGCTACTTCTATCCGTTTCCCTATTCAATTGCGTTAGTAAAACAATAGGGATATTTAATGCGTTGCTCAAAGCTTTCAAGCGTCTAGTAATTTCAATAATCTGTATACGTTTGTCTGCTTTTATCCCTGCATCGATAAGCAAAGCATGGTCAATGATAGCTACATAGTTATCTTGTACAGCGTTCTTTTTAATGGTTCTCACAATGCTGTTAAGCTTTCTCATCTCTTCCGAGGTATAAAACCTAATAGGCAATTTTTCTAATCTCTCATAAGCTTTGACAGCTTTCTCTTTCTTATCCTTTGTCATCATTTGCGGATAAGCTTGTGGATTTCTCAAGTGTGTAGAGTGTATTCGTGTTTCTTTGCTGACAAATCTTATCATTAACTGATCCAGAGGCATTTCTAGACTAAAGTAATCTACTTTGACGTTTTGGTTTCTTTTGACAATTTCATGCGCCATGCTTAAAGCCATAGCGGACTTCCCTACTGCAGGACGTGCACCAATCGTATAAAGAGACCCTCTTGTCAGCCCGCCTCCTAGTAGATCATCAAAGCTACCAAATGTTTTAATAAAGGGGCTAACTTCTCCTTCCATGCGTTCTACAAAGTCTTCATAACCTTGCTTAATATCGCCTGTGTCTTTTTCTGCGTCTATCGCTTGCATTTCCTCGTTTAAGTCATCAATAATATTCAAATACTTTTTATTTTGCGTTTTGGCATACTCTGACGTATAGAAAGTTAGCTTTTCAGTTAAATAGTTTTTGTGTATTTGTTCTAGATACAATCCAATTAATTCGCTTTTGGCGTTTTGTTGCTGTAACACTTCTAGTTCATCAAGGGAGATTTGATTGAAAAAGTCATTATCTTTTATTTGTTTTTGTATATCCGTCAGCAAAACATCATTGCCATTTGATTGCTGTATAGCTTTGACGATGGATTTCATCGTGTCCATTTCAAACCAGTCTAGGTTAATATCAAAATCATTAATCAAGCTTGGCTTTTTTAAAAGGCAACTAACAAACTGCATTTCAAAGTTTGTCTCCAACTTAAACCTCTCCTTTTAACTCTTTAATTTTCTGTTGTGTTTCACTTAAGCTGTTACTTGCATTGTTTTGTTTTTGGGTTGATACTCGTTTAAGTAGTCATCAAACTTATTACCAAACAAGGTCACAGGTCTCAAATATTTATCCATAGTTGCATCGCCAGACCACTGTTGTACTTTTGTATCAATTACTTTGATAAAGTCATCATAGGTTTGTCCTTCATTCCAACGTGCTCGAATAAGTGTTTTCCATTTCTCAGTAACTTTAAAATATTTATTAGCTTGTTCATTTAGATAGTCAATGATTTTTTTATAAGGGATTTGCTCGTCGGGCTTGCCCGACATATATTCTTTTGTATTACTAAAAGATGTATTACTCCCTTTCGCATTTTCCGAATACCCCTCTTCGGAATTCTGAATACCCCCCTTCAGTTTTTCGAATACCTTTATATTTCTATTTTTTATTTCTTGTCCTTCTTTTGTGTAAGTTATTGAAATATATCGTTTATTTGATAAAGAATTGATTACCTCAGATACTCTTGATTTACTAAGCCCGAAAAAGTCCGCAAAATGTTTATTGCTTGCATAGCAACCTTTATCCGAAATATCTAAACTATCTATTTCAACAAGGAATAACATTTCTTGAGTGGTTAAATTTTCATCTAACCAAATATAGGACGGTATCCAAACGCCTTTAAAACCACGATTGCTATTTGGTATTTTCCTTTCTACCAATGTTTAACCTCCAATCTTTAGTTTTTTAATAGTCTCTTTACTGATTGTTATAGCTTCTAAATGCCTTTTAGTAGTAAACTCTGTAAATCCTTCTGTGTGTATTTTTTGGTGGCACTCTCTACACAACGCCATAAACCTTCTGTTTGTGTTGTCTATCTTCCTTCTGTTATTTCCCATGCCAACCGCGTCTACGTGGTGTATATCAGCATTTTGTTTGCCACAATTGCAGCAAGTACGAGTAACAATACATTTATAAAAGTAGTATTGCCTGTTCTGCGGTAAAATCTCATAGCCTTTTTTAAACGGCACATGGTTTTCAAATATAAAATCAAGAATGATATTGTCCAATAAGGCTATATCGTCTTTTGTATTTTCGGAAACATCAGCTAAACTGATTGTTTTGCCAGTGAGCAACTTATATTTCCAGTAAAAAATATCTTTAAGAGACTCAAAAGGTTGCCCTGTATAAGCGTAAATGTCATTTAACAAAGCAAATGTAAAAGCTCGTTGCTCTGGCGAAAAACCTCGCGGGTCTCTTATCCTTACGTCTGCTTCACGATCGCCAGAAAAGCCCTCATAAACTGTCTGTAGCCTTTCAATATTGAGCGGTTCGTTTAGCTTTACGATAATTTCATCGCCGTCTATACGCTTAATTTTGCCTGTGTAGTCTAGGTTGTTTAACATCTACATCACTTCTTGTTTTCATAAGCTTTTTTTAACTCTTCAATATATCTTTCGGCGGTCTTAAATTGTTCGACGTCTAGTTTGTTTAGCGGAATATCAGATAAAAACGTTTTTGTTAGTAATCATCTTTGCCACTTCGGCTTGTGTCACATTCTGATCTGATTTGCTATTGATAACCTCTGTCAAATCTGCGATCCCTTTGTTTAAAACCTCAACTTTTGTTTTATCGATAGTTTCAGGCGTATTAGCTTTTTCATTTTGCTTGTATTCGTCCGTGTCAGCGTCTTTTGTATCATCAATAAGGTATAAACCATTCAAAGCATACTTGCGTGCATATGAGCTTGCAGTACCCGTTATTTGGCTGTCATCCATACCTTTTTTAACTTCGGCTTCTCGTGCATAACCATAAGCTTTCATTTCTTGCTCACCATCAGTAATTGTTGCCGTGGCTTTAACATAGTACCTTTCACCAATAAGCACGATTTCGTCCGAAACATTAGGCAATAAATCATACTTAGCAGCTAGGGGCTTTACAGCCTCCATAATGCCCTCCGCATTGCGGTAGTGGTATTTGCCAAAAGAGTTATATAAATTCTTTGGCGCTTTTAACTCGTTAATTACTCGGATGACTTTTTTTGTAAAGCTTAATTCTTTTTGCGTTTGCTTCTCAGTCATTAGTATACCCCCCCTTTGATAGTCTAACCACTCATTGCCATTAATGATTTCAAGTTCTTGTATAACTAAATTCTGTGGACCGTAATTATCTAATGCTTCTAAAAAGTTATCTTGCTGCAAAACAAATTTACGTGTGTTTCCGTCTGACTTTAAAAACAGAGCGACAAATATATAATCTTCTTCGTGCACGATTGTTTCCCAGTCGTCTAAGTTATAGCTGGCGCTTGGATCTTCTGGTAAATCTTCCGTACTTCCGCTGTGTATATTTGTAAAAATATGGTTTTCTTCATCCGCCATTGCACGGTCGTAGTCAAACATGTTATAATTCCTCCTAGATGTGTTTTTATTTAGTGTCGACTTTGCTAATTGCTGTTAGCAGAGTCTTTTTTTAATGAATTTAATTTCTACTGAATATCCCATCTTATTAGCCATTTTTTCTAAAGTTTCTATACTTACGTTTCTTTTTCCTTGGATTAAATCATTTATATAAGTTCTTGAAATTCCTATCTCTTTTGCGAATTGAGATTGTGTTTTATCTCCTTTTTGCTCTTTTATAAAATTTTGAAATACTTGTTTCATTTCTATTGCTCTCCTTTTAAAAACCAAATCTTTCACTTTTGTAAAACTCTTCTTCACTTTCTTTTAATAGATCAGTTACTTTCATACCGCCAATTTCAGCAATTATCTTTAATCTATGTTTACTAGGAAGATTCTTTCCAGTTTCCCAATTGCTAACAGTACCGCTTTTAGCTTTGTCGTCTATTCTTCTAGCAAATTCATCCATAGTTAAACCTTGATTCAAACGTATTTCGTAAATTCTATTCCCAATTGTTTTAGGGCTTCCCTTATGCATTTTTTGAACCTCTTTTCATTATTTCTATATGTTGCTTTGCTTTAATTCGCTCCCAATTATCAACCAGCCATTTATCAGCTCGCTGTTTACCTTTATCTAGTAATTGTTTTCTTGTCATTAGCTACCTCCTCGTTGTTCATATCTAGCAACAACATCATCAATGGGATATAAGAAATGAGTAAGCTTTGGTAAAAGCTAAGAGGAGGAACAAAAGCTAGAGCTATTACAAATGCTAATATTCGTTTCGTTTTATTTTTCATGATTTACACCTCTTTCCACCAGACATCATGTATATATTTGACAAACTCTGGATTTTTAAAGTGCCATTTGCCACCTACTTTTTTGACTAAGCCCTTATTCTCAAATTCTTTTGTACATAAGTTTTCAATAATCCAGCGCGAATTCTTGTGTAAGATTTCTTCTAAAGGTTCCATGGTTAACCACGGTTTTAAATAAAATATTTCATCATATAGTTCACTTACTCTTTTATCTACTCGTTCATTTACTATTTTTTCAATTTCTTCTACAAGTGCCATTATTATCACTCGCCTTCTACAGTCAGTATTTTTTGAAAAAAATTATTTATAATGAGAATTTTGCTTTAAATTGAAATTCATTTATTTCTTTTTTTAGCTGTTCGGCTTCTTCAAGTAATTGTTGAAGCCGTTCTACTTTTTCTATCAATTCATCAGTATTTACAGATATTTCAACTTCCATGTCTCCTAATTTTCCAGGTTCTCCCACTTCAATTTCAGTCGTATTTTCCTTTGTTTCTTCATTATTATTTTCTTTTTTCATTTCTATGCCTCTTGTTTTTCATGCAAATTGATTTTTAGATAATGGCTTTGTTGCAGCTTCTTCTATTTTCATTCCAATTTTTATCCTGTGTCTTATAGTATCCGGGTGTATTCCTTTTATTTTGCTAAGCTGTTTTAGCGTTTTAAACTTTCCGTTATAAAGATAAACTTTTGCTTTTGGCGATTCTTTAGTTCGTCTTCCTCCCATTGGAATAGTCATTATTTCCTCGATCGTCCATGACCTGTCTAACCTGTGAAACATTGTAGATTTCGTTATACCTAATGTTCTAGCCCACCCTGTCGCTGTTTTTGTAACTCCCTTATAGGTTAGATTTACATTGCTTCTAGCATTATTAGCTTGTTCTTCTCTAGTAGCCCATCTACAATTGGATGGTTCGTAATTTCCGTCTACATTTATTCTGTCAATACTTAGTTCTTCCGAATAACCATTACGAAGTGCCCATTTTCTAAAATTTAAATAGTCGTCCCACTCGTCACAGACTTTAATACCTCTTCCGCCATAGTTATAGTAATAATCACTTTTTGGACTATTGCATCTTCTTCTCATGTTCCTCCAAATCCTATATAATCGTTCCTTGTTAGAAAATCCATGTTTAGTAATAAAAAAACACCTTCCTTTGTATCTTTTTACGATACAAGTTTGTCAAAAAAAATTTGGTCTATTTCTTCTGGCTTTAAATCGTATCTAGCTTTAATAAGTCTAATCTCTGCGCTTCCAAATTCAGATTTTCCTTTTTCATTGATTTTACGAGAAAAAGTTTGGTTCGATATCCCTAGATATTCTGCTAAATCAGATTGAGTATCATCATTATAAACCATAATTGATTTTAATTTTTGCTTATCCATGCGATCACCTCCTGTATCTTTTTAGGATACATTCACTATAAACCCTATTTTAAAATAAGTCAATGGTTTTTGTATCTTTTTTTGATACTTTTGTAAAAAAACTTGCACAATACATATAAATATGGTAATTTTAAGATACACGAAAGAGGTGCAATAAATGGAAACAATGGGCGATAGGATAAAAAGACTGAGATTTGAGAATAATTGGACTCAAGAAGAATTAGGAAACAGAGTCGGTTTGAAACGAGCAGCGATAAATAAATACGAAAAAGGAAATGTGGAAAACATGAGGCGTTCTGTAGTAGAAAAAATGTCATCTGTTTTTGGCGTATCCCCTAGCTATTTAATGGCGCTTGATGATAGCAATACTTTTCAAGTAGAAAGCGACGTTGAAATTAGTTTAAATTATTATGGAACAGTCGCCGCCGGAATTTTTGAAGAAAGCACCACAGCCTACGATCAAATGAAGATACCTGCAACAATTTTAAGAGAAGATCCCGAAAAGTATTTTATATTAAAAGCAAATGGCGATAGCATGAATAAAGTGATAGCAAACGGTCATTATGTCGTAGTAGAAGATTTTTCTAAATCTGATGACCCAATTTTTACATCCAACGATATTGTAATAGTAAAAAATGGTTCTGAGCATACAATGAAAAGAGTAAGAAAGACAGATAAAATGGTACATTTAGAACCTGAATCTTATATAGATGAATTTGAAACACAATCTTTTCCTATTGACGATTTTAATGAATTACAAATAATAGGAAAAGTAATTTATTCTTTTAAACAGTTTTAATTAAAACTTATATTTGGTAAGCTAAATTAGAATCCTTGCAGGGTCTTCCCTGCTTGGGTTTATTTATAAAGGAGGTGTGCAAAATAATAAAATAACAAAAGGGAGTAATTTTGCTGTTGTCATGTAAACATTTAGGGTTAGTTTAGTATAATAAAAAAGGAAGAGTGAAATGGAAAAATCTTATTTTGACGGTGGTTTAGCAACTTATATTGGTACATCTATTTTGGCGGTGCTTATTACGGTATTTACTCTTGGTATTTGTGCACCTTGGGGATTATGTATGTTATACAATTGGAAAATAAAACATACCATTATTGCTGGAAAACGATTATATTTTGATGGTACTGCTATACAATTATTTGGTAATTGGATTAAATGGTTGTTTTTAACAATTATTACATTGGGGATTTATGGATTTTGGTTAAAAATTAAGCTTGAAAAGTGGCGAGTAAAGCATACTCACACAATGGCATGATAATAACATATAATTATTTAAAAGGAGTTTATTTATGGATATAGTATTTACAGCATTATTTATAGCTGCAGCGGTTGGGATTTGGTATTTTATCAAAAAATCACCTAGCAAAGGAAAGAGAAACTTATCGATTGTTGTTCTAATTGTTAGTGCTTTAGGTGTTTCACTGTTTTCCGAGGACGACCCGGAAGAAAACCTAGCTACTGCAAGCTCAACACAAGAAACAAGTGAAGTAGAAAGTACACAATCATCAGAAACAAATGAAGAATCTACTGAAGAGTCCGAAGAAGAACCTACGAAAAAACGCAAGAAAGTTCAAAAATCGTGGAAGAAACATCTGAAAGTGTTGAAGAATCCAGCGAATCAGATGAACCTGAAGAAGAAAACGATATTCCTAGAGAGTATCAATCGGCTTTGAATAAAGCTGAATCTTATGTCGGTACGATGAATATGTCCGAACAAGGTTTGCACGATCAGCTAACATCTGACGCAGGCGAACAATTCCCCGAAGAGGCTGCACAATATGCTATAGAAAATGTAGAAGCAGACTACAATGAAAATGCTTTGAGAAAAGCCGAAAATTATCAAGACACTATGGACATGTCTATAGATGCCATTTATGATCAATTGGTTTCTGAAACTGGAGAAAGCTTTACGCCAGAGCAAGCACAATATGCAGTAGATAATTTAAGCGAATAATTTTATCTCGTCCCCACTTAGTAGTTTGCAGCGGTGCAATTCCGCTTTGGGGATTTGCCATTAAAATCAAAAGCCTTCTACAGTCAAAAAAGGATTGATGATAAATGGCAGAACCAAAAAGGTTAAAA